AATTAAATGCTCATAGTTAGGTCTGTACATTTCGCCAGGATGAATTGTAGGCCATGGAGAACCAACTTTTTCTGAACCTAAAGGCATTGTGATATATCTACCATATGTAGCCCAAGCTTCTGTACAAATTGTAGGAATTCCCTTAGCCATAGCTTGTAAAGGATTTAATCCAAACCCCTCGCCCCATGATGGATAAACAAAAACGTCGCACAAATCATACAAGCCATTCATTTGTTCATTTGACAAAAGTGCTTCAATGCTTTTAATGTTTGGATAAAATGCTCCAGGAGATCCACGAACTTCTCCAGTATCTGGATCAAAAATTCTAGTTGTGTTTATGCGACTTGCTTTTAATACAAGTTCAAAGTTTGGATCCTTGCCAAATATTTCAGTAAATGCTCTAACAACCATCTGAGCATCTTTTCTAAAGTAAGGTTCTCCGACATGTAAAAATCTAAAAGGGCGGGACTCGTTACGAGTTCTCTTCAAAGGAATCCATTCATCCTCTACACCATGCTCATAAACAAATACAGGCTTATCAGTATATTTTCTAAATACCTCTGCACACCAAAAAGAAGTTGTCCACATTTCATCAATGCCATTTTTTAAAGGTTCTTCCCAGGACTCTGGAATCCAAGTTGATTCCCATGGAGTATATCCGATTTTATATTGATGCTTGCCAAACTTATACATGTTTGGCTGGATGAAAGAAATTGAAATTTTAGAATCAGGTTCTCCAATAACACATTTAATTCCTTGCTTTCCTAATTCCTGAAATATATGATATGATGCTTCTCCATATCCAACATTTCGGTCCATATATTCTGGAGCACCAGTCCAAGAAACTTTCATTGAAAATCCTAACTTTTTCTAAGTATAGCACGAATGCAATATTAAGATATTTTATATATAATAAATTTATTAATGACATTTCCAGATTTAAAGATTTTGGGCAAAGCCCCCCTCCCCCAAGGATTTAAAAAAATCTTTTGGAGGAAGAGTGCCTTACCGAACAAATCTGGAATAATATTTCCGTCATTATGAGTTCCGTAAAAAGCCCCCACAAACCTGTTTTGATTGTATCACAACAATAAATTCTTGTCTACTGAGCGTGGGTATTGACATGAAAGTTGATACATGGTACGATTGTCGTTATCTACTCTTTCCCTAGGAGGTACATATGAATAATATGAACAAAGCAAGGATAAGAACAGTATGGATGTTAGTTTGCACAAGCATTCTGACATTGATGTTTGGATTAAACCCAGATACCGCCCATGCATTAACAGCACCAACTATATCGTTCAGCAGCGATGTATTGTATATCAACAAATATGTAAACTTGGTAACAATCAAGGATGTAATAAATATTGATATCAGTAAGAAGACGAATTCAATTGCTTATCACGTTCGTGATCTGGCAACTAATTCAACTTTTACAATGCCCTCATATAGCTTAAAGCTAAATCTAAAAACAAGAGTAGACAACAGGGTAATAATCTCAAGACTAGCAAATGCAATCTTGAGCCAAGAGACAGGCGGGGTAGGAGCATACTACCGCAAGTCTTATTCCAGTAGTGCATGTGGAGCTTTCCAATACATGAACTTAACGTGGAACAACTTTATGGGATATAAGAGTGCATGCGATGCACCAGAATGGGTACAAGACGCTAAAATGATTGATGAACTTGAATCTTCATATGCTATTTACCACGACTGGAGAAAAGCAGTGGCAGCACACCTATGCCCATCAAGGGCAGGCAATATGGCAACTTGGAACAAGCCAGTTTCAGGTAACCCTACTGTCCGCCAATACGTCACATCTGTATTTCAGAAGGCGAACATAGCTTACTGATGAAAATTCAAGTTTTTTCACAGTACTATAATTTAGCACAGGCGGGTAGGGTAAAACCTCTCGCCTGTCCTAATCATCAAAGCAACTATGTAATCCAGGAACCAGTCTACTGGCTGGTACACAAAGAACAAGAAGAGCAAATCGTGCTATACTGTACAGCGTGTGGGTATGAGCAAAAAGCTGGCCTACAACTTTATGAAAATTTGATTGAGAAAATTAAGAAGGTAGAAAATGAAAGAACCTAATTTAGGAGATTACTTTGTAGTCAGAACTACAGGTATTGCAGCAAGACTTATTCAGCTTGGCACATGGTCAAAATGGAATCATGCTGGAATTTATATTGGTAACGGGCAGGTAGTTGAGGCTCGTCCGACAGGAGTATCAGTTTCTCCACTTTCTAAATATGACAATGATCAGATTATTTGGAACACAGATCAAAATTCGCTTACTGAGGCGGAAAGAAATAAACTCGTATTATTTGCCACAGGATTCTGTGGAGATGGATATGGTGTATGGTCAATTCTTGCACTTGGCTTCAAGTGTCTTGGACTTTCTATATTTCCTGTAAACTGGCTGGCAGAAAAAGAGAATAGAGTTATCTGCTCACAACTTGTAGCATGGTCATATTCTCATGTTGGAATTAAACTTACACATAAGCGTCACGCATTAGTCACACCGAAGGATTTAGCAGAGCGATTGAGTCAAAAGTAGGATTAAATGGACCTATTGCCAATTGTTGATGGAAGATCCTGTGAAGGATGTACAAAATGCTGTGAAGGGCATTTGCGAGCTGATATAAAGCTATCTGATGGACGCACAACATGGATAGGCATGAAAGACGATATGACTTTAAATCCATGTACATTTTTGCAACAAGGTGTAGGATGCGGAGCATATGCAGAAAGACCTGTATCTCCATGTCAGCTATTTAAATGTGACTGGCTCACAGATGAATCAATGCCTGAATCTTTTAAACCCTCAAGAAGTAATTCAATCTTTACCACTCGCACAATTAAAGGTATTCAATATACGATGTTAATTGAGGCGGGACGTAAACTGGATTCAGAAGTCCTATCTTGGGCAATATCAAAGCATTTGGAAGAAGGAACAAACTTTGCATGGAGAGTATTGGAGAATATCTTCTGGATAGGGAATGAAGAATTCAATAATATGATGGCTGAAGATTATCCATTACTCACAGAAACCTCTCATGGCAAAGATACACATTGAAAGGGCTTATATTGAGCCGTTTGATGAGGAGACAGAATCCCATCAAATTTTGATTCACGTGAAACAAGGTAATGATCACCATTTTGCAGGAAAAGTGGAGCTTACCCACAATATACAATGGCTTCATACCTATACCGCCGAAAATGGAGATTTGGTAATCAATAATTCGGCGGGAATGGAAGCCAATAAATGGGATTATTTAACAAGGGAGATAATAGACAATGGGTAAGTATATATTCATAGTATTGGGATCTATATTTGTATGGGAGTATTTGAGGAGATAATATGGGGAATCTAGGGGAAAGCATGGAGTCTCTTGCTGAATTCCAGGCAATATTTGAAAATATTCGTGAGCTTCTAGGTGCAATATTCATCCAAGAGCAGCGTAACTATGATATGCTAGTAATGATTGCAGATAAGCTAGGTGCTGATACTGATAAGATGATATCTTTGCACGAACAAGGTTCTGTGCTTGCTCCCGCCCCATCTTTTATATTTGAGGATGAAGAAAATGATGTTCAATCTGAGTGACACATGTCACGATATAAAATTTACGCTTACTCCTGGAGAAGATACCTATCACATTTATACTGATAAGTATTTTTTCATCATTCCTAGATCTGGATTACATAATCTACAATATGGTCTAAATGCTCATTATAAGCATACCGAGCTACTTTTTGGATTTACAGATGAAGAATTGACTATCTTGCAGAAAAAACGTCCTAAAAGGTCTGCTATAGATGAAATTAACTATCAGATAGAGAGAAAGTCTTATAATGGAGAACTAATAGCTCCTTCTGATCTAATTTCCCGCCTTCCTTATATGTCACAATCTAGAAATCGCAATGGAAAACAAAATATTGCTGATTCCAGATGGAAAAATGCTATCAGAAATGAAAATCCCAAGGTTTTGAGACTCATAGAATGGTTTGAAGAAGAAGAATCCTATATTCGCACTAAATTTCCTGATGTACATTGGACAAAAGGTACATTTTCTATCTCTCCATGTCATATTTATCCAGTTAAAAAGGATAGAGGAGAAGATTCTTGGACTCCCGACAAAATTTTACGTGATTTGAGCATTGTAAATAAGTGTTTTGATAAAATTTCATCATCTCCACTAGCTGGAAAGCATGCTATTGATGAAAATGATGCTCAAATAGCCCTAGATTATCTAGATACCTTTGATTTTCATGATCTTTCTATCTCCCGCCAAATTTTTTATCACATTTTGACTCGTAGAATTGCTCAAAATTTCTACCAAACTTATTTTATAACAGATATTGATCTAGATATCTAGTAAAAATCCTTATTTTCTGCTTCTAGGGATTCTTTCAGTTCTTTTGCATGTAATCCGCAATAGTGAAATATGCCATCATTGGTATGAATTGTCTCTTTGAATTCCCGCCAACATTTTTCGCATGATTCCATGATCTAATTATACCGTAGGTATAAATTGAATTTGATCAAAATGTTAATGGGTATTTATTTTGTATGATTCATTCGCCAAGCCCAAAAGGGTTTCAAAAATAGTCCGCCCGTTTTTTACCATATGTCCGATTTATCCCCTAGAAATGTGACTAACGCCACAAACTATTTTTTTAAAATGTCCGTTTTGTGTGCATTTTGGACTTGAAAATGTCAGACCCCTGTGTTATAGTTACACTATAAGAAATTAACAAAGGTTGTTAATCTTAAAAAAGAAAGGTAGATAAAATGTCTACACTAAATGAATACTATAATGAAATCCGTTCTGATATTGCTAAGGACTTTGGTCTAGAGGCTGGCGGTTATGCTCCCGCCCCTAAGTTAATCCCTGTTCAGATTGCTCAGCGTATCAACGCTAAGTATCCTTCAGAGTTTAGCGGTTCACGCTTTAATCGTGAACTTAACCCTAAAGCGGTTTATATCGCTAAGCGTTATATGTCCCTAGTGATGGGAGTAAAGTAATAATGTCATACTCATTTGATAAAACTAATGACCGCTGGTCTGAACTAGCAGACGAATATCAGTCAATGCTAGATGAACTAGCAGAGTCAGAAT